ATAATCTATGAATTATTGATAATTTTTTATCACATTTATGATTAATTATATTATTATAAATATCTTTAACATTATTTTTAAGATATTCATTCATATATGATTTAAATATCATAAAATCTTCTTGTGTATTTTCATAATTTCTTATAATTAATGATAATATTGATTCTGAAAATGTGACTAAATTATAATCATTAATTATTTTATAATGAGATTTATCATTAATATTATATCCAGGTTCATTTAATAAAGGATATTTATCAAGAATTGACTGTATAGATAATAAAACTGTAGATATATCCATAATTGTAGTCCATTGTGGTCCATCCCATGTTCCTAATATAGAAAGACATACTTTACCATATCCTGATTTATGTCTTCCTACATATAGATTAGGATGAATTCTAATATTATTTACTGGGACATAAGCAACATCAGGTGGAGAATATGGATAATTTTTAGGAAAATTTATATAGAAAAAAAGAAATCCTCCTTCATATATACTATCTTTAGGACCAATTATCATCGCTCTAGCAGATAACATATTCTGTTCATCAAATTCTATAAATATACCAGATTCATTTAATTTATTATGTTCTATAGATTTAATATCTTTAGATATAATTCTTTTAATCGCTTTATTCATCTTATATTAATCTTATATGAGATATATTTAAATAATTAAATTTGATCAAAAAAAATAATATATATAAAAATAAATTTGATTATATAAAATATCTATTTATAAAATAATGTGTGAAATTGTTCAATATTTGACACAATTTAAAAGAAAAGACAATCAATCTGTTACACACACTATAATAGGACAAGATTCATATCATTTAGAAGAAAATGATATAAAAAAACTATATAAATTGATTTATAAATCAAAAAATAAAAATTTATCTGTATTAGAGAGAATAGGACCAATATCACCTTTAGTAATTGATATTGATTTAAAATACAAAGAAAATTTCACAGAAAGACAATATACAGATAAATATCTTAAACAATTATATTTGTTTATATGTAATAAAATTAAACTATTATTTTCAAATGACGATAACAATAATAACCATTTACAGATGTGGATAATGGAAAAAGAGAATATATTATCTGCTCCGCAAAATGGTTATGAATCTAAAGATGGTCTTCATCTATTATTTCCACAATTAATTTCGGATACTAAATATTATATTAAATTAATCGACACAATATTTGACTCTAAAGAAGAATATGATAGAATAGTAAGTGAAACATGTCATAATCCATCATCAAATGATATATCTGAAATATTTGATCAAGCACCATATAAAAATGGTAATTGGTATATCTATAGTTGTGGCAAACAAGATGAAAAAACAAAATATACTCTAACAAATATATTTACAATTGATAATGATAATAATATCACTGAAAATAATATTAATATATATTTGAGTAATCCACTAGATATTATTAAGAAACAAAGTGTCCAAATAAATACAGATAAAACTGTAGAATATATTGGTGAACAAATTGATGAACCAGTATTTAAAGCGAATACAAGTTATAATAATGTAAATATGAATATCTATGAATTTGAAAATGTAGATAATTCTAATCGTATTAAAAAAGAAGATAGAGGTTTCTTAACAGGTCTATTAAATTTATTATCAGTTGATAGAGCGACTAATTATGATGATTGGATCAAAACGGGATTTTGTATTCATAGTTTAAGTCGTACTAAATTTGGATATGATTTATGGATTAAATTCAGTAAAAAATCAATTAAATTTGATTTAAATAGTTGTAATAAACAATGGCAAAATATGGATAGATCTGGTCAAGATAAATATACATTAGGATCAATGATATATTGGGCAAATAAAGATAGTCCTGATGGATACCAAAAACTTCGTATGGATTCATTAGATAATCTTATTCTTAAAAGTATTAAGAAAAAGGAAAGTAGTGGAGCACACGCTGATGTAGTTAATGTAATTCATAAATATTATCGTAATGAATTCGTATGTGCTGGTCTAAAAGAAAATGTATGGTATTATTTCTCAAGTGAATCGGGTAAATGGAAGCAAACAGAACAAGGTCATGAACTTCGTAGAAGATTATCAGATGATATTGTTGAAATATATCAGTATTATGCAAATAAATATAAATCTATGAAAGGTGATGATCCTGAATCAGATGATTTTGATAAATATGAAAAATATAATACAAATTGTTATTCTGTTATTCTTAAACTTAAAGGACAAACATATATTGATCAAATTATGAAAGGATGTAAAGATAAATTCTATGATGGTGAATTTAATGATAAAATCAATACTAATCTAGATATTATAGGATTAAATAATTGTGTAATTGATCTTAAACATCAAGTTGGAGACGAAACTAAAATAATGTTCAGAGAAGGCATACCTGATGATTTTATCACTATTTCTATGGGATATGATTTACCTATTGAGAGAGGTAATCTACCTATGTCTTATGATGAAGTATTTAATCATATTAAAGATAAACAAATTGATAATGAATTTACTCAATTAGATCTTGATTTAGATGATTTCTTCTTAAAAGTTCTCCCATATGAGGATGTAAGAGAATATACATTAAGATTCTTATCATCATGTTTAAGCGGTGAAGTAACTGAGCATAAATTCTATATGTGGACTGGTTCTGGTGGTAATGGTAAGAGTCTTCTAGTTAAATTACTACAACATACTCTAGGTGATTATTCAAAAACTTTAGATGTATCATATATTACAAAAGAAAGAGGTGGATCATCAAATGCTTCACCCGAGTTAGAAGCTATTAAACATGCTAGATTTGTCTCTCTTTCAGAACCTGAAAGACATGATACTATTTATTCAGGTAAATTAAAACAGATTACTGGTGGTGATACAATGACTAGTAGAGGTTTATTTAAAGGGACTACTGAATTTAAACCTCAATTTAAAATGATGTTGATGTGTAATGATTTACCTAGTATTCCTAATGTAGATGGTGGTATTGCTCGTCGTATTGAAGTTGTTGATTTCCCATCTAAATTTATGGAAAATCCACGTCCTACTGAACATAATCCTCATCAGTACGCACGAGATAATACATTAGAAAAAAGATTATCAGATTGGAATTTAGTATTCTTATTCAAATTATTAGATTACTATACTAAATTTGTCAAAGAAGGTACTAAAGCACCTCCATCCGTTACAGAAGCAACACAAGTATATTTCATTGATAATGATCTTATTAAGAAATGGATTAAAGAAGATCTCACTGAGTGTGAAGATACTAAATCATTTAATACTCTTTATCAAACATTCGCTGCATGGTGTGAAAATGAAGGAAAGAGTCATAAAAAGATTGAGAAACATGAAATTAAAAAAGCATTAGAAGAAGAACAAACCAATGGGACATATGGTCTCCAATATGGTGAAAAAGCAAGTGATAAAGCTCCTAACGGTTATCCTAAATATCCTCAATTTAATTTCTGTTCTAAAGATGATTTAGATGATGCTGATGATGATTAAAATGTTCTTTAGTTTGCTCATATCCTGCTTTAAAAATTTTTTTTTTAGTATCTATATCTATATTAAAATCTGTCATATTAATATTTAATTTACTTAAGTTAATTTTAATATTTTTTTTATCATATTTTCTTATTAATATATCTGGTGTATACATTTCCCAACCTTTTATCACAAAATCAATAACATTATTTATTTTCATGCTTTTATTCCCATATATTTCAATACTAAGGCTATTATCATTTCCTATTTCAGTCATACTATTACCAGATAATCCGCCATCTAAATATAAATCATTCTTATATGTTACAGGTTTCATTAATAATGGGATAGATGTTGTCATCTGAATTAATTTTAATATATTTATTTTAGGATTATTAATATGATCAATATATTCTATCTTATCTTGTGATACATTTACAACTTTTATGATTAAATGTTTACCAAATAACTTATAAAATTTTAATAAAGACATTGATTCACAATTATATTTTTTTTTTAATACATTTTGAATATAAATATATGATCTATTATAATTTACAAAACCATATTCATTTACAAAATTTTTTAATGATATATGATTCATATTTAATATATCATTAAAATTATAATTAAGCATTTCTTCTTCTAATAATTTACGATCATATTTAAGTAATATTAATGATATAATAAATAAAGCACCAGATGATACACAATATATTTTATTTATTTTATAAAAATCTATTATATCATTTTCTATTAGATAATTAATAGATCCTAAAAATGAAACTCCTTTTACAGAACCACCTGAAAATATTAAAGTATCAATATCCATATTATTTTATTAATTATATATTATGAGTTCTTTAAACATAAATTCTCTATTTGATGAAGCCGACAAAAAACATCTTAATCGTTTAAAACTATTTGATGATATACTAGTAAGAATACATAACAGAATTATATATCATTCTAATAATAAATGGTTTTATTGTTCATTTAATATTCCTGAATTTATTATAGGGAAACCATTATATAAAGTCGAAGATTTAAGAAAATATTTAATTGATTCTCTAAAAAGAGATAAGTTTGATACAATGTATATTCATCCAAATTTCTTATTCATATCATGGGAGAATAAAAAATCTAAACGATCATACAAAAATGTTAAAAGAGTTGAAGATAAAAAAGACAACTTTAAAAAAATAGATGACTATAATCCTACAGGTAATTTAATGTATAATGATAATATATTAATGAATATAACTAGCAAATTTAGTTAAAATAAATATTGTTAATATACTAATTGATCCTAATATTAGATAAAATAATATATCTTTATGAGTATAAATATATCCTTTATCCCAATCACCCATAGTATATTTTATTAATAATATTACTATAATAGGTATCATAAAATATTGACTATAATTAGATTTATTTGGTATAAAATATAATATAACACTTAATAATATAGATAAAATACATGTAATTAAAATTTTATTCATATAATATTATTATAAAAAAAATTAATAAGAATTTTTTCCCATTTTGAATATATAATCAATTAATAATAATACAAATATACATGTTATTATATATATTAATAAATCATTAGTATTTTTTCCTACGGAGAATCCCTCTACTACATTAAATGTTTGATCACCTATTCTTTTACTTCTGTCTTCTTCACTTTTACGATAATTTACAACTAATTTTTCTAAATATTCTATATATTCAGATAAATCATCTAATTGTGAATTTAAAATTTTATCATTTTTTTTTAATAATTCTGAATTACGTGGTTTAGGTAAATCAGGATAATCTTTTTGTGGTGGGAATGGATAAGATGCATCTAATGATGCTTGTTTATCTGATTTTTCTTCAGGTTGTTTAAATTTATCAGCATCTGTAATATTATCGTCTTTAAAACATTGTGATAATAAGGCAACCATTTATATATATATACATATTTTTTTTTATTTAATAAAATATATGTATATTTTTGATATTTTAGTAAATAATCCAATGTTTATGAGTGGGGCATTTATTCTTAATATGTTTGGTGGACGAATGATGTTTCAAGATATGCAACCATATGTACATAATCAATTTATTTTAAAAAATATCTTTATATTTTGTTTATTTTTAATAGCAACAAAAAATATTAATTTATCAGTAATATTAATAATAGCATATATAATATTTATACAAATCATTAAAGATTTATATCCTGTTAAAGAAGATGAAAATAAAATAGAAGATAAATCAAAATATATTGACAATTGTATTGATATGTTGAATAATTTTAAGAAAACATTATAAATTTAATGTAATACCTTTCGAATTACTACTATCACCACTTATTACTGATATATTATCTAAATCAGGCATTGTATTAGGTTGGAGATTCATAGTATTGATCATATTATCTATATCATCAGGACCATTCATTTCAGGTCTTGTATTTTGTTGTTGTTGTTGTGGTTGTTGTTGTGGTTGCATAAAATTAGGCATCCCACCTCCCATTGGTTGTTGTGGCATAAAATTAGGCATCCCACCTCCCATTGGTTGTTGTGGCATACCTCCACCAGCCATAGATCCTACAGCGGCTTTAGCAAATTGTTTCATTAAATCTGGATTTTGTTGCATTATATCACCCATATTAGGAATATTTGATTTAAACATTGTATTTGACAGATGAAACATAAATGCTGATCCACCTAACATCATTACTAATTTAAGTTCAGGTGCCATTTCACCACCACCGCCATATTTTTCATATAATTGTTCAAACACTTCATCAAAATCACCAATACTTTCATTAACTGATTCAGACCATCCATCTAATTTAACATCAAAAGGATCAAACTTACTATTAAGAAACTCTACACCTGATACAGCAGCCATCATAACTTTTCTCTGAAATTTAACTGAGTTTTCTACATCTCTTTGTTTTTTTAATTTAATATATTCATTTCTCATATCATCAAGATTAGAATTCATATTATAATTTGATGTAGTTCTTACACCTTGATCATTGAGTTTTTTAAATTGATATAATAAATCAATTTTCTCATTTTTAATATCTGTTTGTGATAAAATATGAACAGGTTTATATCCTCCATTTGCTTCTGCCGAATTATTAATCAACGGATCATTATTCATAAGTGGATCAGAATTCATTAAAGGATCATTAAATGAATTATTGACTGGATTGGGTTGATTACTAACATTAGGTGAGTTCATATCATCTGATTTAACCGATTTTACATCATTATCAGATTTCTTTGGAGATGAACCCATTAATAAATCAATACCCATTGTTGAATCATTATTATTGTTTGATGAAGAGATATCTATATTTTTAAATTCATCATCAAGATTAATTTCTAAATTATCCATATGATAAATATATTAAAATATTATTATATTTAATACGCATTACTTTAAATATAAATATTTATCCTAAACATTAAATATTTCCCCAACGTTTTGTGGTAAATCATCAATTTTAATATTATAATGTTCTTCTAATTCACTCAAATACCCTAATTCACGATTTGTGATAAAATTAATTGCAACACCTTTACGTCCATATCTTCCTGATCTCCCAATTCTATGAACATATGTTTCTTTAGATTTTGGTAAGTCAAAATTTATGACTAAATTTAATTGTTGAACATCTATACCTCGTGAAAGTAAATCAGTTGATAGTAAAATACGTGTTTGACCATTTTTAAAATTTAATAATTTTTTCTCTCTTTCATCTTTTGTTACCTCACCATGAATATAATCAACCGGATAATTATTTTGAATTAATTCATCATAAACATTCATTAATTTATTTTTATAATTAATATAAATAATACATTGTGATATATTTACAAGATTATAAATATCAATTAAAGTATCATATTTCCATTCTTCATTTATGACAACTTTATATTGTTGAATACCTTCGAGTGTAACATTTTTATTCTCAACCAAAATAGTTTCAGGATTATTTAAAAATTTATCACATAAATCAAGTGTATAATCATTCTTAGTAGCACTAAATAAACATATCTGTGTTGTTTTAGAAATATATTGAATAATATTATAAATATTATCTTGGAATCCAATTGATAACATTTCATCTGCTTCATCAAATATTAATAATTTTATATCTTTAGTATAAAGAAATCTTTTATTAATCATATCTAATACACGACCAGGTGTACCAATAATAATTTGTGGTTCTTTTTGTAAATCTCGTTTACATTCTTCTACACTGGTTTTTCCCACTACTTTCATAATAGTTACATTCATATATTGACCTAGTGCTTTCATTACATCATAATTCTGATTAACCAATTCATATGTTGGATTAAGAATTAATACTTGGGTTTTCTTAAGATCAACATCCATTATATTTAAAGCACCAATTGTGAAAGCTCCTGTTTTACCTGTTCCTGATTGCGCTTGTGCAATCAAATCACGTTTAGCATTTATAATTGGTAATGCTTTTATCTGAATATCAGATGGATTCTCAAATCCATATGAATAAATACCGCGCAGTAAATTATCATTTAAATCGAAATCATCAAAACTCGTCATCCTTATATATTTATAATCATCTAATCTTTAATATTTAACATTTTCTTTATTCCGTTAATATCACCACCTTTCATTGTATTAATACATTCTTTGTTTTTCATTAGATAAAATGATGGTACTGATTCAACTTTAAATATTTCACATAATTTTTCATTATTATCATCATCAATTTGTATTTTATATATTTGTATTAAATCTTTATTAAGTTTTTTGGCTAATTCTTCAAGTTGAGGATAAATACGTTTACAAGGACCACACCATGATGCTGTAAAAAAAAGAAGAATATATTTATCAGAATTAATTTTTTCTTTTAAATGATCAAATCCACCAATTTGTTCCATATATCAATATAGATATTTTATTCTATTAATTTTGACCTTATTGGATGATGTGCTGAAATATATCTAATTTTATATAATAAATTTCTTTGTAATCCTACTAATGATATGGTTATTACTAAATCAATTAATATTTTAATATATTTTTCATGTTTAAATATTTTAAAATATTTAAGATAGTTATCAATTATGAAATAATTAATTGATATAATAAGTGATCCAATTAATAATACGTGAACTAATATCATTAAATATAATTCATATTTTTCCATTTCATTAATTTTATGATCAACATAAAAAAAATGATCTATAAATGGTGATATGAATAATAATACTGAAATACATATTATTAATAGTAAAAAAATTAATAGAATTTGTTTTATCATAAATATATAATATCTAATATATTAATCTGAATAATAATCGCTGTCACTTGATGAATCAATCATCTCTTGTTCAATACTTTCAATTCTTTTATCTTCTTCATACATTTCCTCAATATGGATATTACGATCAGTATTAATCATATCTACCCGAACACCAAATTGATGTTTGTATTTCTTACCATAAATCGGTGGAGTAGGATACTGGAAATCCTCTATATTAACTACATCATTCCAGTAATCTTTCCCATAATCAATATGCATCTCTTTGCTACACAAATATGAACAAATATATTTGTCACCTTTACCTTGATCTAGATGAATGAAGAATGATCTCTTACATTCTCCACATTTATCACACTTATATGTGATAGTAGTGGACTCATCTGCTTTGTTACTGAGCTTGTCTGCGAATGATGCCATGATTACTAGTTGTTTTAATTAATCTTAAATATTGAAATCAAATTTATTTGGTTGTTCTTTTTTTAGTTTTCTTTTTATCTTTTTTCTTTTTCTTTTTATCTTTTTTCTTTTTCTTTCCTTTATATTTACTTCTACCTCTACCATCTGTAATTTGACGTATTTTTTCTCGTAATTTAGTCGTAGCATGTAGTAAGTCATCTAAATCCTCTATGGATAGACTATCATCATCTATTTTTTCATTAATAATCCTCAAGGCATATTTTAATTTTTGTAATTCACCAAGATTTATACTAGACATCGGTCTTTTTCTTTTTTTCTTAATAAATAATGTTTTTTTTTTTGGAGGACTAGGATTATCACTATCACTATCACTATTACCTAAAAAATCAATTAAATCAGGTTCAGCGAACATATATATATATATTATATATTTAAAAAAATATCAAGTATATATATTAAATTTGA